CTTATGTTCCTAATGCCAATCCCACCGCTGCTCCTAAAATTGCGTCTGCTGCTCCAGCATCAACTACCTGTTCGGCCGAGAGAAAGTTTACAGATCCTAGTTGCAGTCCCTAAGAAAGGATGAATAAAAATGTTTAAGGTTTTAGCACTAGATATGGTTTCGCCTCCAAACGTGTTTGGGTATGCAGATCAGAACGTTTGGCGTCTAAATTTTGATGGCGCCGCTACTCTCTGGGGGATGCTTTACGTTGTCGATTCTCTTTCAGAACGTCGATATTTGCCAGTGGTGGGCGGGACTCTACAGGTAACCTTCTATAGAGCCGATCAGGGCAACCTGAATCAGAGTTTGGCTAATACTGATCCGGACGATATTAATATCGCCTACGAACAACAGGTCCAAATGCATTCTTTTTGGCCCGACAATTCCAAGAATATTGTAAAGACAGTTGTTTTCTCTGTTCAAGATGCCAGCTTGTTTTCCTTCTCTTTAACTGAACAAGAAGTCAAAAAACTTCATAGTGGAACAGTTCACTTCACTCTGACAGAGGGCGCGGTCGTTACAAATTGGAATCAGAATTGGACAGTTAGGAAATCTCCTGTAAGGACGGGGAGTTAATATGGGCGACTATCCAAGCAACGAACATTATGGCGCTCAGATGCACTTGTATCCGGTCTATTCGGCCGATTATGGGTTCGAAGGGGCAGTCAAACGTTACACTCCGCTTCCATTCCCAGAAGATGTGTACAAATATGCCCTTATGGGGTTGCCAAAAAAGTTTCCTCTTACTGGTGAGCCCATTCCTATGGACGTGGCAACCGATGCCTTGAATAGTGCAATCACCGAGATTGAAATGCAGGCTGGTATCGATCTTACCCCGACAGAACATTGGCAATCATTTGATTATATTAGTGATTCTTTTAGTTCCAATTATTCTGGTTTCATTTTGGAGCGATGGCCGTCTATTAAGGTAATAGACATGAAGCTGGCGTTCCCACATACGGAAATCGACCCTCCAGTACAAACCTATGATTTGCCGGCTGCGTGGATCTCGCATCGTAGAAATAGAGTAAACGTGGTAGCTAGCTTCGGAGCTGTGGTTACCTCGACCAATGTCACAAATTTGGTCAATGCCGGCGGGCTGTTTACTTTCTTATCGGGGTTCTCAACTGGGCCTTACCGTCCGGCCATGGTTAGAATCCAGTATGTTGCAGGGTTCCCTGAAGATAAGGTACCAACCATAGTCTCTGATTGGGTGAAGTCATTTGCTGCATGGAGATTACTGCAAGACATCATTCCAGTCCTATTTCCGGTGACCGGTACTGCTGTGGGAATTGATGGCGTATCCCAATCAGCTCAAATTGCGCTTTTCCAGGCGTTCACTCAAAGAATAGCTATGCTGGAAAAGAAATGCCATGATCAAAAGGTTGCGGTAAACAAGCTTTTTGGGAGGACATTGAAGTCCGCATTTATAGGTACTTGATATTATTATCTTTTTGTGGAAAGAGAGGCAGAATCGCCTCTCTTTTCCTTTTTATTAAAGTATTTGACAAATTTGCCGATAAGAGGTATGGTGGTTAATGGGGGATTTTTATGGAAAAATATGGAATAATTTATTTAATTACTAATAAAATAAATGGAATGCAGTATATTGGCCAAACCAAACAACCCATGGGTCGGCGTTGGGCTACCCATAAAAATGATGCCATTAGGGGGAAGAACGACAGGCCACTATGTAAAGACATGAGGGAATTCGGAATTGATAATTTTGAAATTATCCACATCTGCTCATGCTTTGATCTCCAAGGCATGAATTTAATAGAAATTATGTTAATTGAGAAATTTAACACTAGATATCCAGATGGGTATAATCTGGCTGCCGGCGGGTTTTGCTATGCTCATCATGAGTCAACAAAACAGAAAATTTCCCAATTATCGAGTCGACCGGAGATGGTAGCTAAGGTTAAAAAAGCAAATAGTAGACCGGTGGTTGATCAGAATGGTACAGGCTATCCTTCAATCAAGGCTGCCGCCAATGCTATTGGGGCAGATTCAACTAGCGTTTCTGCTAATGTATATGGTAGAACTAAGGATTGTTTTGGATTTTCTTTTTCCTTTGCTAGTCCGTTAACTGAGAGGCAAATTCAGAATAATGCTCAGCAAAAGGGTAAGGTAATATCGGAAGAAACAAAGCTTAAACTCAGCAAGGCGCTTAAGGGCAGAGCGCCTGCTCCTCAGACGGTAAAGGCCGCGACAGAGGCCAAGATGAAGCCGATTGTAGACCATAATGGAGTTGTTTACTCTTCTGTCAAAGAAGCTTCCAATATGTTGGGAATTGACCATAGCAAGATATCTGCCGTCCTTGTAGGTAAAAGGAAAACTGCACAAGGGTATGCCTTCAGCTTTGATCTGGGTAACCCTCCAAATCTTAAGGAGATATTGAATAAAAAGTTTAGACATAACAAGCCAATTATTGATAGCGATGGGGTGATTTATTCTTCAATCAAAGAGGCCGCACTTAAGAACGGGGTTAGCAACACTTCGATTTCTTCGGTCTTGAGAGGACTTAAGTGGACCTCCGCTGGTAAGGTTTTTAGCTATGATTTAAATAAGACTCCCAGTCTTAAAGAGACTTTGCAGAAAAAGGAAGAATCCCTTAAGTCAAAAGAGAGGTTTGAGCAGGTTTCAAAATCACACAGTAAGGCCATCATCGATCAAAACGGCGCTATTTATTTATCAATTAAAGAGGCCCAGCAAATTCTTGGGGTTCAAAATATATCAAAGGTACTACTAGGTCGTCAGAAAACAACGGGCAGCTTCACCTTTTCCTACTATACTCCTCCGGAATCACAAGAAAATTCTCAAGACTAATTTAGTGCTCCGGGTGGGATTCGAACCCACAAGGTCTTGCGACCTCAAGTTTTTAAGTCTTGTGCGTCACCAATTGCGCCACCGGAGCTTATCTTAATTTTCCCTACAGGAAGCATAGTTGCCAGTGAATTCTAGTGGTTGCATTTATACCTCCATTAAGTAAACGACGGCACACCCAAGGACAATACCAATTACTTGCTTAATTGTCAATTCGTCGTCAAAAGCAAAGTATCCGGCAATGCAACTGAGCAGCAAGGTTAGAACACAGGCAACGACTGTGGCCTTGGTAAAGTCGTGCGCCCTAAGAGCTACAAACCAAGTGCCTGTTGCCAGAATATAGACCAGGCATCCAGTCAATACCGCGCCCTTCTTAAGGAATACGTCTCCCATTACCCACAAGAAACAAGTGACACACAATGCGAGCCAGTACATGATCCCTTCTTTCTATCGAGAAAATTCGCACCAACGATCAAAATCTTCCAAAACCCACTTAATGACCTGATTGCCTTCGGCATTTTCGAGAATCGCATTAGGGCAACCTCCACATGACTGGGACACATAAATAAGATCATTTACGCCCTTGTCATTCATAGCAAGAACCGCCGCCTTATAGTGGCCCATGTTATATTTGACCAGGGCTTCTTGGGTGATAATGATGCGATATCCTTTATATTCTGTCTGGACGGTGATCAGGGTGTGTTCCATTTGGCTTCTCCCTTGTTGTTTCGCGCCCTACAATCTCCTTATCGGCATATTCAGAAAAAACTTTAGAGAAATCTTACATATTTTGCTTGACCGGCATCATAGATCTTGTACCATCCTAATTCTAATGCGTATTCTTTTTGTGACAGTCGTCGCTCGTCCATATTGGCCCGACATTGCATCCTATTAAAAGTATGCTCACCATCAGTCCATTGCCACCCTAAAGAAATACCCTCTAGCACAAACCCATTTTTCACATATGAGGTGCCCGTTGCATACCGTAGGTCGCAATAAGAAATTATCGTGCGAGGCCCAAATTCTTTCACCGTAGTAGCCAGGAGACGGCTAAAGGCTCCCCTTACCGAAAATCCCCTCTTATTTGAGAACCTGGCAATTTCCATTTCCCCATTTTGTACCAAGACAGCCAGGCAGGAAATGAGAACACCGTGATAATATAGTCCAAATGAGGCTTTCGAGTTTCGATTGCCCATTAGGTGATTTTCACAGAAAAATACCTTGGCATCTTGCGGAGAAACTTTTACAACCGTACATTTCCTAGCGTCTTTCTTGTTCAAATTTCGGCCTAACGCATTATCTATGATAGATTTAACTATGGGGGCTTTATAGATAACTTCGTCCTGTCTAAATTGCATAATTCTAAGGCCAGCCTTTTCGAATTCTTGTCTCATTTCAAAGTGATAATATATATCCTTTTGCAGTTCCGAGTGCCAATACAATCCGTCCGTGTTGATGAAGATTCCCTCAACCATAAAATCTGGACGATAACTCAATCCCTGTACTTTCTTATTAAATCGCTCCATACCCAGGATACCTAGATCAAGGGCTGCATGTTCCAGTCCAGACATTCCAACTTCTGTATTTCGAACGTGACACCAGAAAGCCGGCTCGCCATATTGCCGAAGGATTACGAGAGCATTCGAGAGGTTTTTGCCATATTCTCGACAAATATCCGCTACGAATTCGCCGGTAGATAGCATATGTTTCTTTTCCCAAGTCCTGGATTTATGTAGTTTTTCTTTAAATTCGTCTGTTTTTGAGTAATGGGTGACCCCATATTTTTCCAGGTAGGTAGATGTGCGCTTTTCTTTACATTCATTTGTCTTTATGGCTTCAACGCCAAGCTGATGTGCGTATTGCCCGGACTCTGAGGAGAGGAATGAGTCTGCACCGTATTTCTGCTGGCAGGTTTCTTTTTGTGAGAGTTTCTGTTCTTCGGTTTGGGCTGGATGGTTGACGCCATAACGGTCTATGTTTGTAAGGCGAGCCTTTTTCGTTGCTTCGGGTCGGGATTCTTTTATTTTTTGTTTGGCTTCATCTGAATGCTTCTTGCCATAAAAAGAGTTAAGAGGGCCGGTTCTTTTACTTGCTTGTTCTGAATTCTCTTTTCTCAGACACTCTTTGCACTTTACCGAATACCCTTTGGTTCGGAATTTATTGAGAGCGTTGAAGAATTGGACTAGAACTGGGGTGTTACAAGAAAAGCATCGGATTTCTACCTTTTCTCTTTTACCCATGGATCGAGGAGAGGTATCTATCAGCCCGAGAGAGGTTAATTCTTCTGTTTGGTAGATTTTTCTTTTCGAATTCATATCATCTTATCGGCATTTTCCAGAAAAACTTTAATCCTTTTTATACTTATAAATAAACCTAATCTTTCCGCAATCATAGACACGATAAAGCCCCTCAGAAAGAGAGTGGTCATGCTCAGTCATTCCCTTTGGTGTATTAACAAAAGATTTCTTTCGTGACTGTTTAGAAATAGCCCGTTCGTTACCATTTGTGTAAAAATAATCAGGGGGAATGAGCCCGGAAAATTCCCACCCAGAGGACAGATAACTAGTTCCTTTTGACCAACGAAGGTCGCACCATGTAATTAGGTCTTTTTGGATTAGACTTGAAGCAAATTTTGAAATTTTCCCAAGAGCGCCCGATATTGTATGCCCAGGAAGGGTACAAAATCGATTGAGCACAAAGATTTTAGAGTCCCTGTGATGTTGCCCGAAGCAGGCTACCGAGACGAGCGTTTCTTTATGGAATAGGCCGATTGAGAGGAGAGTGGTTGCAGAGAAGCCCTGAATGTGATATTGACTCGTGAATTTCAAAGCATCCGATCTGGGAATTTCTTTAATATCACATTCCCTTGCGCCTATTTTATTGATATTCTTGCCAAAAAGAGAAATTAAACGATCTTTTACTTGTTGCTTTTTGTGTTTCCATTCATTCCCGAAGATCTGTATCAGCTTAATGCCCCTCTCGTCAGCCTCAATCATTTTCGCCTGATGATATTTTTTATCCTTAAACAGCTCGTTATGAAATCGTAATCCATGATGTTCAATGCCAATCGACAGCTCTGGAATATAAATATCGATTTCAAAACGTCCCTCGGTGTTTTTATATGCGTTGGGGAAGAAGGTCTGGACAAATGCCAATAATTCTCGTTCCGGGGCCGAATCACATTGTCCAATTTTAGTGTCCTTGTATTCTTTAGAGTTTAAGTAACAAGTGGAGCCATGCCGTTCCATGTTGGTTTGAATTCTTTTTTGAGTGATTTCGCTCATCCTATGACCAAAGATCTTTTCATATATTTCTGGGTTTTGGAATGGATGTTCAACCCCATATTTTTTTATACAAGTGGTTATTCTTTTTTTGTTTCGCTCATTTATCTTTTCGATATGTTCAAAAAACGCCTTTACGGACGCCAAGTGGGATTCTTGTACCTCGGGAAGGTCCATTGGGTTGTCAGCCCCTCGTTTTTGTTTAAATTCATTGCGAATAAAAACGCCTACCGCATTTTTTTCGTTCTGCGTTCTTTGACTCCAGGCTTTTTTATGACTTTCCGACATAGCTTCTATGGACTCTTTGGTATGGGTTTTGCCATAAAAGGGATTTTTCTCTCCAATAAGGGTTTTGCCCCTATCGGAGTTTTCTTTTGTGAGGCATTTTTTGCATCGATAGGGGACACTTCTAGTTAGTAGGCTAATTCTGATTGTTTTGATTTTTGTTTTCGAAGGTTCTTTGCAGTCTCTGCATAAAACCTCTACGGGCTCTTCTCCGCCTATAGCTCTTGGAGTAGTGTCGACTAAATTCATTTGCTCTAGTTCTTCTTTAGTCCAAACTCGTATTTTATTTGGCATTCTGTCTGTCTTTCTAGGAGATTATTTATATCCCTACTCCGAACATTATTGATAATAATACGGTCCATAGAGGGCGTCAAGAAGATGGTTGGTGTTTTTTGTCAAAACCTTAATAAGCACTTTTAAGCCAGCGTCTTTATAGGACTCCTTCTTTTTGTGGTAATATATAAGAGATGGTTCTCTGTTAGCTTGTCACGGTTTGATCAACCTGTCAAGCAGATTCAGTTAACCCCATAAGAGTTATGGTACAATTATAAGTAGTGTTGTTTTACAATATTTCTAAACATTCGATAGGAGAAATGTTATGAGTTTCCAGATGGTATCGCAACAATTGGCCGCCGAAATCGGACAGCGCCTTGAAACGCTGACTAAATCATTCGCGGCGGGCACTCAGGGACTGCAAAACGCGGGAAGAACAGGCATTAGCGCCCTCACGATTGATAATGTAGACTCAGTTCTTCGTTCAATCACGATGGAAGACAAGCATTTCCTCTTGATGAAGGACATCCCAACTGTCAAAGCTGTACAAACCGTATATCAGTACAACGTCAAGACGGCAGTCCAGTCGAATACCGACCTGGCCGGGTGGGAAGGGTTCTTGCCAGTTGAAGATACCAGCCAGTATCTGCGCGTTGCGGAAATCCTGAAGGTTTACGGGATTCGCAAGTCGATTACGCAGCTTGCTCAGCTTGTTAATGAAGCTGGCGGGTATCAAGTTGACATCGAAAAAGAAAACGATACGAATGCAGCCATGGCGATGAGTCAGTCCATGGAACGTGATCTTTATCATGGTGGCGACTTCTATCTCGATTCGAACGGTAATATCGATGGTACGATTTCGGCCAATCCGAACGGTCCAGTTCGTCAGATTCGTGGTATTCAAGCAAACGTCCGAGAAGGCGATCAGGGGCTTCGTGGTATTCCTGGTGACTTCATTGGTTTCGGCAACAACCGTTCCGTAATCTTCAATGCGGCTGGCGGCGTCCTTGAAAGAGGACTTGTTGACCAGATTGCCACGGCAATCCGTGACTCTCTCGGTTCAGTTGGCGAAGCACACTGTACGACGACTCAGTTGACCGAATTCCGTAAGACCTTCTTCCCCTTCGAACGTGGAGATTTGGGTTCGGCTTATGCGATTCGTGGTGCTGGCGTAACCAACGAAATCAAGCAAGGGTTTCCACTCTTGACCGTTGCTGGCAATATCGATTTCGTCCCAAGCGTTTTCAAGTACGCCCAGTCCCGTCCAGTGGTTCGCGTCTCGTCAGTCGGAAACGCCCCCTCGACTCCTGCAATCACAGTTCAGCCAGCTGGCGGCGGTGTGAATCTTCAGTCGGGTTTCGGTGCTGGTGAAACGTATACATACGCGATCCAGGCAGTGAACTTCTCAGGCATCTCGACTCCAGTAGTCTCGTCCTCAGTTACGACTACGACAGTCGGTGAGCGGATCAGTCTTACCATGACAGCTCAAGCTGGCGTGGAATCGTTCTGGATTTTCCGTACTCCAGTTGAAGTTTCGGGTCTTGCTGGAAAGCAAATGTTCTGCGGTAAAGTCATTGCCTCACGCACTGGCACAACGACCATCGTTGACGCAAACCAGATTATCCCAGGTCTCGATAGCGTTTTGTTCATGCCCGAAGGAAAAGAACGCGCTCAGTTGGCGGTTCTTGGGTCGCTGATCAACAAGTTGGATCTTGGGCTTCGCGGTCTTGGTGCAGAGCGAGTATACGCTTCGTATCTCTGCTGCGTAGTGCATCAGCCGAGAACATTCGCAGTCGCGATGAACATCTTCGGGAAGCGAGAAGGTATCTAACAAGTCAGAATCCTTAGGGATTTAAAAAAGGCCAGGTTGTCCTGGCCTTTTTTTATTCAAGGTTTTGACAAATCTTCTGATAAGAGATATGGTGATAAGTGGAGAGTTCCATGTATTGTTACGGCCACATTTATATCATTACTTGCAAAATCAATGGAAAATTATATATTGGCCAAACTACTTACACAGTAGAACAGAGGTGGCACCAACATCTTAACGCGTCTAAGAAGAAGAAATGGGCAATCTCTGCTGCCATTCGTAAACATGGAGCGGAGAATTTTGAAATCATTCATTATGCCTCTTGTTTTGATGCAGAAGGATTAAATATAGTAGAAGAGGACCTAATAAAAGAATACAATTGCTTAGTACCTTATGGATACAACCTGGCTAGTGGTGGCCTTTCTCATCTTCATCACGAACTTTCTAAGAAGAAGATCTCAGAGTCTAAGGTTGGAAAGCCTCGGTCGCCGGAAACCATCGCCAAGATGTCGGCTGCAAATATTGGTAAGGTCGTGTCGGAAGAAAACAAGGCCAAAATGTCAGCCAGATTAAAAGGAAAGAAATTCACAGAAGAACATAAGAAAAAAATCTCACAAGCTCTGAAAGGCAAGACGAAGCACCCATTAACACAAGAGCATAAGGACAGGATTTCTAAAACATTAACTGGAAGGGTTGGACACTCACCGACAAAAGAACAAATTGAAAAAATGTGCCGAGCTAATAGGAAACCTATTGTTGATGAGAATGGGATTGTTTATCCTTCAATCTCCGAGGCGGCCAGGGCACTCGGATGTTTAAAAACCGCCATTTGCAATGTATTAAGGGGCCGAAGGAAAACAGCCAAGGGCCATACTTTTAAGTACATGGAATAATTAGAAGACTATAGTGGACGAACCTGTTCTTTTTTATTCAAGGTTTTGACAAATCTTCAGATAAGAGGTATTATCTTAAAAGAGGCGATATCTGTGAGATCTAAACTAACAGACAGCGAAAGGAAGGATAAAAAGAAGCAGAGGGATCGACAATATAGATTAAAAAATAGAGAAAAATCATTGGCCTATAAGAAAAAATATAAAGAAGAACATCCAGAAAAGGTAGCGGCCAGCGTTCGAAGGTGGAAAGATAAGAATCCAGAGAAAAAAGCCGCCCTTAATAAGAAATGGGCGATCCTAAATCCAGAAAAAGCGTCTAACAGCAAGAAAAAATATGAAGAAAAAAGTAAAGACAAAAGAGCAGCACGACATCGGAAAAAATATGCCAACGATCCCATATTTAGGCTAAAGAGTATTCTTAGGGCGCGATTAAACTCAGCCATAGGCCGCAAGCAAAAAAGTGGTTCTGCTATTAAGCAGCTGGGATGTACCGTGGAGCAATTGAAAGTCTATTTAGAATTACAGTTTACTCCCGGAATGACCTGGGAGAACCACGGTTCTTATTGGGAAATCGATCATAAAATTCCCCTGGCCAAAGTAGACCTCCAGGATTCGACACAACTTGCTATGGTTTGTCATTATACAAACCTTCAACCCCTAACAAAAGAAGAGAATAGAAAGAAACGAGATCTATTGCCTATTTAGATTTTATGTATCCTTTTTTCGGGAGATTATCATGGACGAATCTAAATCTGAGCTTGAAATTCTCACCTGGGTCCAATCTCTTGGCTTAGAGGCACATAAGTATCGGCTTGAGGACAAAGAGATTGATATTTTTGTTCCTTCCAAGAATATTGGAATTGAATACAATGAGTTATATTGGCATACTGAGATTGTCGAAGAGGTCAAAGACGAACAAGGAAATGTAATTATTAAGGCTAAACCTTGTGGTAAGACTACCTACTATCATCGAGATAAGACTCAATTTTTTAAAGAGCGTGGAATTAGGATTATTCATGTTTGGGAGCATATCTGGAGGGACAGGCAGGAACAAATCAAATCATATATCAGATCTGCTCTAGGAGCCAATGAGCATAGGATCGGAGCTAGGAAATGTGAACTGAAAGAAGTGGGTAAAGAGGAAACTAAGACGTTTCTTGAAAGTACCCATATCCAGGGGGCATCACAGAACATCAAGCTTTCCCTTGGGCTTTATTATCAAAATGAGTTGTTGGCTTTGGCGACGTTTGGAAGGCATCACCGACAAACAGGCGGTATTGTTTTGAATAGATTTTGTGGTAAGACCAATTGGACGGTTTCTGGAGGTCTTAGTAGGCTAACCAAAGAGGGCTTTAAAAGACTAGGTCCAATCTTGACTTGGGCGGACTTATCATTGTCAGATGCCCAGGGATATATCAATTCGGGATGGGTATTTGAGGAAGGCCTGTCTGCTGATTATACTTACTACCACCCAGCGACGGGCAGGGTATGCTCTAAACAAAGTCGTAAGAAAAAATGTGTTAATACCCCGGAATGGATGACAGAATGGGAGCACGCAAAGAGAGAGGAGTGGTATCGCTTTACAGATTGCGGAAAGGTAAGAATGATATATAACCCAGATTGACCTTTCCTGTATTTTGTCGTACAATCATAACAGAGATTGGTCATCGTAACAGGATCGAGTTACAGTAACCTAAGATTGTTATTATATTGATTTAGCACATAAAAGGAGAGCCCGTGAAAGTTATCACCTTCAACCCGAACGTATATAAGATCCTTTGTATTAATTCTACTAAAATGCATGAAACTCCCTCTCAAACGGTTTCAAAGCTTATTGAATTTACGTATGATGCTCAGCAAAAGAAGATGAAGGGCGAAAAAACAACAGATAAATTCGTTCCGAAGAAGCTCAAGGCAAAACTTCCAACTACATTTCCTGCTAATTCGGTAACCATTACGGATAGTACTAATACAAAGCTTGAAAAATTTGCTGAATTAGCAGGAGACCATCCCCTTGCGGTTGCCAGCTGTCTTGTTCTTCAAGATTGGCTGACCTGTGAAACTTACAGCCTTGAAGAGACAGTAAGCCAGATTATGTACGAAGTAGATAATGAGTTAGGTATTCTTCCTACCAAACCCTCTTGTAATGGAAAATGTTCATGCGAAAAGACGTGTGAGCATGAGAAAAAATGTAAAAAAATTGGAAAATCTTGCAAAAAGTGCGACAAATAACCCTGAATATAAGGTATTATATGTTGAAGTTCTTAGGTTTGATGTTCAAGAAGCTAGTGAGTCGTTTCAGTATCCCCCCAGGATGGCAGACTACTGAAGAGCTTGAACTAGATCGAATTTGGAAGCAGGTAGCGGAATTTGACAAGAGGGTGGTGTGATGAACATTAAATGGTTAGAAGCTCCAATACATCGAGGGGCTTCTAAAATTTTCTTTGAAGTTGGTTGGGAAGATAACCCACCCTGTTTCTATATTATTCTCTATCGTATCGTCTTTGCTATTATCTTCAAAGATAACAAACCAGCTCGTCCTCTTTTGAAGCTAGTTAAATAATTTGACAAATAAAGCCTAATAGGCTAGAAAAGAGTGTAGGACGAAACACTCTTGGAGGAACCATGACTAAACATATCGATAATTGCCCTGATCTGGCAGAAGAAATTTCATATGATCTATCCGAATCCGAGGGGCCTTGCTGCAGGGAATGCAGGTGGGCTCATTTTGCGGAAAAGGGCATGTATTGTTCTATGCATTGTATTTATGTTGAAGGTAATTTTAAGTGTGAAGACCAGGAGGGCTGATGAGTCTTGGGGTGATGACAGTCAAACATTTACCTGTGTCCTCTATAGATATTGCGAACGGGTATGTTTGGGTGGCCGATACAAAAGAAAATCCTTTTATAACAGGTTCGCCAGGCGATATTTATTGCCTGAGCCCACAACTTACTCCTCAAGGCATTTCTATTAAGCACAGCTATCAGTATGCTCTTATTAGACTAATGCTTTGCTTGAGGTAATATGGGAATCGCGATAATGACACATATAAGCAAATATACCGGACCATGTCAGTACAAAAGAATGACGTGTAAAGATCCCCTTATTGGACCTAATTGTCTTGCCGGATCAAACATCGAAAATGATATACCTATACCTAACGAGTTCGAAGTAGGATGGTCAGTTAATATTGAAGATGCTTTGTCTGAGGACTGGTATCATTTTAGTACATACATTATTTTTACGGTGTGCCTATGAGTATGGGACTCCTATCAAACAATACCAAGATTAAAACTAACGAAAGTGATATTCGGTTTGTTAAAACGCGCTTTGCAGATCCAACGAGTGGGTTAGCGATTCCCCCTTGGCCAATAAGTATTTCTATTCGATATAAAATAGATGCCATGTCTTTTATTTTGGCTTCATATCCAAGTTCTATAGATTTTTTGATTTGTTTGAAATAGAGTTAAAGCTTTTTGATAAATATGCCGATAGAGAGTAGGAGATTGAAGACAATTTACATTTAAGGGGAAAATATGAAAACGAAGCATGGAACAGTAACTTCCATTGACAAAATCACTGTGGGCACTCAAATTGATTTTTGCGATATGCAGCTTTCTGCTTCTAATTCCAATGGCGATATTTATATGGCGCAGTTTTCCTTTGAAGATGATAATGGAAAGTCCAAATACACCAACTATAAGATTTCTCCAGGATCTTGGCGAATTACCCCTAAGGATGGCCTTATTGAATGGACCCTTTCGGATGAGGTTTATTTTGAGACCGGCACCGTTACTGAAATCCTTAGGCACATGAGGGCTTTTCTCAATAAGAAAGAGGTATATAAAAAATTTGGACTCGATTGTAAGCGTGGAGTGCTGACGGGTGGAATCGCCGGTTGCGGTAAAAGTTCTGCCATTCGACACCTTACCCGTACAGCTATGAAAGAAGATCCAAAAATCTGTATTCTTCGAATTGATTCAGATCAAGTAGATACTGAAATTTTGATTCAAATGTTTATGAATGCCAATCCGGATGACGTTTCCTGCGTCATTCTTATTCTTGAAGACATTGGTGGCGCAAATCTCTCAGAGAGAGTGGAGGATGTCGATAAGCAGTTACTTAATTTCCTTGATGGGAATGGATCTTGCTTCAAGGTACCTACGTTGATAGTAGCCACAACTAACTACCTAGACACCTTAACCGCCGTGCTTACTGATCGTCCGGGTAGGTTTGACGTGGTCTTACAAGTGAAACTTCCTACAGATCCAGAAGTTTTTCAGATTGTTGAAGGAGTAGCTCAGCGTTGTTTGAGTGATGACGAGAAAAGGGCCTTGGCTGGAAAGGGGTTCACGCCAGCTTACTGTATTGAGGCTTTGGTTAGATCTGAGCTTTACGATATTCCTGTTGGGGAAGCGGTCGAACAGCTTAAGGTTCAACGCCAGCTCTCCCAAGATCATGCTCATGCCCAGAAGAATAAAAGGGTAGGTTTCAATCAGGATGAGTTCTAAGAAGTCATGAAATACAAATGGACAAAAGAAAAATGCCAAGAGGAGGCGTTAAAATACCATCGAAGATCAGACTTTCAAGCAGGTTCCCATGGAGCTTACGAGTCGGCCCGCAGACACGATTGGCTTAGTGAAATTTGTTTGCACATGGACCCGTATCGTGAGGATTGGACTGAGGACTCAGTGCGGTTAGAGGCACAAAAATATAAGTCGAAAACAGATTTTAAAAAAGAGTCCGGTAGCGCATACAATTATGCACGTAATAGGTTGATTTTGAATAAAATATGTTCTCATATGAAGCCTTGTTATAAATACTGGACGCCAAATCGAGTAAAACAAGAGGCCCTAAAGTATAAGACAAGATCAGATTTCCAAGATAAATCTCCTAGCGCCTATCAATTTGCTCGTAATAATGGGTTATTAGATCATATTTGCGTTAATATGCCGATTTTGAGCGCAGTCTCCTCTAAAGAAAAGGCTCTACTTTTCAAAATCAAAGAAAAATTTAATTCTGCAAAAACTTTAAGAAAAACAAAGATTCACATAGATAGCAGTCCCAACATACATAGACTAGATATCGATATCTTCGTTCCTGAGTTAAATAAGGGTATAGAGTTTGATGGCAAATACTGGCACTCTTCAGAGGGACTAGAAAAGTCTCACCCAACCTGGAATCAAGAGGACCTCCACCATTATCATCAGATCAAAGATGGATATTTTAAGTCTCAGGGGATTGAAATTTTACATATAAAAGAAGAAGACTGGGACACTAATCCGGATCTATGCCTAGAACAGTGTTTTTCTTTTCTTAGGGGCTAAACTTTTCTCAAAATATGCCGATAAGGGATATGTAACTTGGAACAAAGGAGAAACAAATGAAATTCAAACTTACCTCAGAAACCAAAACAATCAATGGTATCACCTTCTTCCGTATTGAAGCTCTTAAAGATTTCTCCAATGTTAAGACTGGAGATAAGGGAGGGTGGGTAGAAAAGGAAAGCAATCTTAGTCAGGAAGGTAATTGTTGGGTGTTTGGGGATGCCTCGGTGTCTGGGGATGCCAGGGTGTTTGGGGATGCCTGGGTGTATGAGAATGCCTCGGTGTTT